GTAGTAGACTCTAATGTCTACAGTGGATTAGAAGCAACTCTTAAATTTAACGATTGGAAGAAAGTATGACAAACGGGCACGGTATCAAAGTAAAGAAGCGTAGCGGCGCTGTAGAGGCGTTGAACCTCGACAAGATCCACAAGATGGTAGAGGAAGCTTGCGAGGGGTTAGGGAGCGGTGTGAGCGCCTCTCAGGTCGAAATGAACTCGGGTCTCCAGTTCTTCGACGGGATCGAAACGAAGGACATTCAGGAGATCCTGGTGCGTTCTGCTAGCGATCTGATTAGTCTAGACACCCCTAACTATCAGTTCGTTGCTGCTCGCCTGCTTCTCTTCGCAGTTCGTAAGCAAGTTTTTGGATCTGACTGGGTGAATGGACATCCATCTGTAGTAGAACATGCTTACAAGTGTGTTTCGAATGGTGTATATGATGGCGAGATCTTGCGTAAATATACTGCAGAAGAGTGGGCAAAGATTGATAGTTGGATCGATCATGACCGTGACATGTTGTTTACCTATGCTGGTCTTCGCCAGGTAGTTGACAAGTATCTGGTTCAGGATCGTAGCAGTGGCGAGATGTATGAGACGCCACAATACATGTATATGATGATCGCGGTTACTCTCTTTCAAAACTACCCCACAGAAACACGATTAGAGTATGTCAAACGATACTACAACGCAATCTCAAAGCACAAAATCAACATTCCCACACCTATCATGGCGGGGGTTAGAACTCCACTTCGACAATTTGCTAGCTGTGTGCTTGTTGACAGCGATGACACCCTCGATAGTATCTTTACTAGTGATATGGCTATTGGCAGATACGTTGCACAAAGGGCGGGCATCGGTATCAACGCAGGTCGCATCCGTGGCATCAACAGCAAAATCAGAGGCGGAGAAGTTCAGCACACAGGCGTTGTCCCTTTCCTCAAAAAGTTTGAAGCAACTGTCAGATGCTGCACTCAAAATGGCATCAGAGGTGGATCAGCGACTGTCCACTTCCCAATCTGGCACCAAGAAATCGAAGACATTCTAGTCCTTAAGAACAACAAAGGCACAGAAGATAACCGAGTTCGTAAACTAGATTACTCCATTCAAATCAGCAAACTGTTCTATGAGCGTTTCATCAACAACGAAGACATCTCCCTCTTCAGTCCGCACGACGTTCCTGGTCTGTATGATGCTTTTGGCACTCCTGGATTTGACGAGTTATATCGCTCTTACGAATCTAATCCAGACATTCCAAGACGATCTATTGGCGGTCAAGAACTTATTCTGGACCTCCTGAAGGAGAGAGCAGAGACAGGTCGTGTTTATATCATGAACATCGACCACTGCAATGAGCACTCCTCATTCAAAGACAAGGTGAACATGTCTAATCTCTGTCAGGAGATTACACTTCCCACCACTCCTCTCCAGCATATTGATGGCGAAGGTGAGATTGCTCTGTGTATTCTCTCTGCTATCAATGTTGGTAAGATCAACAAACTTGATGACCTAGAAAACCTCTGTGACCTAGCAGTCCGTGGTCTAGAGGAACTGATTGACTATCAAGATTATCCTGTGGAAGCAGCAAGGATTAGCACTCTTGCTCGCCGTTCTCTCGGCATTGGTTATATCGGACTAGCACACTATCTCGCCAAGCAAGGAGAACACTATGACGATCCACGAGCATGGAAACTCGTCCATGACTTGTCTGAAGCTTTCCAGTTCTATCTACTCAAATCCAGTAACGCAGTCGCCCAGGAAAAAGGTGCATGTGAATACTTCCCTCGCACCAAGTATGCAGACGGTATCCTCCCTATCGACACTTACAAGCGTGACATCGACGAGTTCTGTGGAGACACATTGAACTATGATTGGGAAAGTCTTAGAACATCTATCACCACCCACGGTTTACGGCACTCAACACTGTCCGCACAAATGCCATCAGAGAGCAGTTCCGTTGTGTCAAACGCAACCAACGGAATTGAACCACCCCGTGCCTTCTTGTCCACTAAAAAGTCAAAGAAGGGACCACTCAAGCAGATCGTTCCTCAGTATGGTAGTCTCAAGAATAACTACACTCTTCTCTGGGACATGAAGGACAACGATGGATACATCAAAGTTGTCGCTGCGATGCAGAAGTTCTTTGACCAAGCAATTTCTGGCAACTGGAGTTATAATCCAGAGAACTATGACAACAATGAGGTTCCAGTTTCTGTCATGGCAGGTGATCTTCTGAAAACCTACAAGTATGGTTGGAAGACTTCTTATTATCAAAACACATATGATATTAAGAGTGACGAACCACAACTAACAGAAGAAAAGAAAGCATCAATTCAAGATCTATTAGACGATATTTTCACAGCAGAGGAGGAAGATTGTGACAGCTGCAAAATTTAGAACGAGCGAACCAATGCGTAGTAAAGTAGAAGGGATGACAGTGTTCAACACCACCCAGTTGGACAGCACAAAACAAAAGATGTTCTTCGGACCTCCTCTGGGGGTCCAGAGATACGATAAGTTCAAGTATCCTGTGTTTGATAAACTGACGCAGCAACAACTTGGATACTTCTGGCGTCCAGAAGAGGTATCTCTCCAGAAAGATCGTGCTGATTACCAAGTTCTAAATGATGCTCAGAAACACATTTTCACGTCAAATCTTAAATACCAAATTCTCCTTGACAGTGTACAAGGTCGTGGTCCTGGTATGGCTTTCATGCCTTACTGCAGCCTACCCGAGCTTGAGGGTGCCATGAATATCTGGCAGACTATGGAGATGGTCCACAGTCGCTCTTATACCCACATCATCAAGAACGTGTATGCAGATCCCTCTGATGTCTTTGACAAGATCCTAGACGATGAGAAGATCCTCTCACGGGCAAAATCTGTTACTCATGCGTATGATGAGTTCCTACGAGCAGCACAGGAGTGGGGTGCTGGTCGTCAGTGGGAACATGCTTTGGAAGGTGTCGATAACGCTAAGTGGGAACTCAATGACCTCAAGAGAAAACTATACCGAGCGGTTGCTAATGTCTACATCCTTGAAGGGATTAGATTCTACGTCTCGTTTGCTTGCTCTTTCGCCTTTGGCGAACTTAAACTACTGGAAGGATCTGCCAAGATCATTGGACTTATCGCAAGAGACGAAAGTCAACACATGACCATCACTCAGAACATCCTAAATAAGTGGAGAGAGGGCGATGATCCAGAGATGGTCCAGATCGCCAAGGAAGAAGAGGAAAATGTCTATGACATGTTCCGTCAGTGTGTAGAAGAGGAGAAGTTGTGGGCAGAATATCTGTTCAAGGATGGTTCTATCATCGGTTTGAACGATAAGTTGCTCTCTAAGTATGTTGAATGGACTGCCAATCGTCGCCTGAAGTCTATTGGACTAAAGGCAATCTTTGACACACCAGTATCTAACAACCCACTTCCTTGGACAGAGCACTGGTTGTCTTCCAAGGGTATGCAAGTCGCTCCTCAAGAGACTGAAGTTGAGAGTTACCTCATCGGCAGTATTAAACAAGACGTTAAGAAAGATACGTTTGCTGGATTTAAACTATGAGGGTTATTGATGATGTGATGCCTGTAGTAATGCAGGACCAACTACATGATATTTGTATTCAACCAGATTTTATGTGGTCGTTTCTCCCTGATGTTACTTATGACAACAGGGAGATGTTAGCAAAGAAGATGAATAAACCCCAGTATCCATCTTTTTCTCATCTTGCTATGAAAGATTACATGCCAAAAACAAATGTTTGTGGCATGATCTCTAGTCACATTCTGTGTATTAGTGATAAAGCAGGACTAGATCCTGGTATTGTTTATCGTGCCAGATTTGGTTTATATCTCCCTATTGCAGATGCTCCACTGCATAATAATATGCATGTGGATATGAAGGTTCCGCATACAGTAGCTCTTTATTATGTAAATGATGCTGATGGAGATACATTTTTCTTTGATAGTAATAGAGAAATTGTAGAACGTATCTCACCAAAGAAAGGCAGGATGGTTGTCTTTGATGGTCTTACTCTTCACGCAAGTTCAATGCCATCAAAAAACCACAGAATTTCTTTGAACATTGGATATGTCAAACCACAAGATATTTCACAAAATTGATCACCAATGGGGTGGCGAAGATACTTGGTATACTAAGGGCAAGAGATGGGCGAACAAACAAAAGTTCCCCATCAATCATCTTGCCCTTGGTTTCATTGAGTGGTTGCGTGAACGCTGGGTAGATGGTAGAGTAGAGATAGAGATGGCATCTGTTGATAAGCAGGCAGATGAAATTGTAAAACAATGGGAGGCAGAAGATGTCCGAACTACCAGAGTGGAGGAAACGCCTTCTAGCGTGTCCGACCTTCCCACTCTCACAATCCGAAATGAAGTTGTTGAGCGAGGGACCGAAGAGCCTAGCACAAGCGTGGAATCTTCAAGCATTGAAAATCCGTTTCCTGACCCATGGGAAGGGGATTGGAATGATGCGGTCTGGACCTGGCAACGAATAAATAAGGAGAGATCGTTATGAGTATGTGGCAAAGGATAAAGAATATCAAAGTCCCTGGATCTATCGTGGCACCCCTTTTGACGGGAGCCTTATTGGGGACAACTATGGTTTTGTTTACAAGATTACCTGTAGCACCACCAACCGTTCGTACATCGGGAGAAAATACTTCTGGCAAAAACGAAAGCCTAGAAATACTAATTCAACTACCAAACGGAGAAGGGTTACGTCTGAGAGCAACTGGCGCAACTACTTCGGAAGTTCTGATGAACTTAAGGCGGATGTTGCAAAGTATGGACGGGACGCTTTTACTAGAGAAATCCTAAGTCTCCATGAGACCCCAGGGCGTGTCAACTACGAGGAGACCCGCCAACTCTTTCTTCACGATGTCCTGACCGAGAGCTTGACGGATGGCACCCCTGCCTTCTATAATAGCAACATCCTCGGTCGCTACTACCGTAAGGATTACTTTGAGCCGTGTGAAGGATCAAATCCTTGAGACGGATGCTGAATTCAATTAATTTCATGCTTAAAAAATTACTTCCTATCGCTCTGGCGACTTCTATTCCCGCTGCTTGTGCTTACCCTAGCATCAATCAGATCAAGAATCCTCCTGCTGTTGATGTAGCGGTCAACATGGAGAAGGCAGTCCCCATTGAGGTAGTAGAAAAGACTTGGAAGTGTCCTGGATGTAATTTCAATGAAAAATATGTCCTCGAAAAACTCCAAGAGAAAACCAGAATCTCAGATCGCAATGCACTTGCTACGATCATGGGAAACATTAAGTCTGAAAGCAACTTCCATCCCAACATTTGCGAGGGAGGGGCTAGAGTTCCTTACAACGCTTGCCATAGTGGGGGTTACGGTCTTATTCAGTGGACCTCAGTAGGACGCTACCGAAACCTCGGTAAGTTTGCTACTAAATATGGTTATGATCCTTCGTCGCTCGAAGGTCAGACGGCATACATGATCAACGAAAGTGTCTTCCAACGCTACCTTCCTGAATTTGAAGGTCCTGGTAAGACAGTTGATCAGTATATGGTTGCTGCTTACTACTGGTTAGGTTGGGGTATCAAAGGATAT